CGCAAAAAAAGAAAAAGACGGGGGCGCCCCGCCCGACGACCTCTGGCGCGAAGTCCTCCACGCCCTTTATCCGGATAGCGACCCGTCCGTCTACAGCACCTGGTCCCAAGTCCCCGACAGCCTCCGCACCGAGATCCTGTCCGCCATACAGCTCGCCGAAAAGGAGGCCGCATGATCGCCCCTGTGCTCGCCTACATCCTGCTCTTCGGCCTCATCGCCATCATCCTCGCCACCATCTTCGACGACGACAACGGCCCCCGCCATCCATGAGCCGCGCCCTACAGACCGCCTTCCGCATGTGCAGCCGCAAAGTCCGCTACGCCCGCGCCGCCGACGCCCAGCGCGACCAGCCCGGCATGCGTCATTACCACTGCCCCATCTGCGGCGGATGGCACGCCAGCAGCCCCGGTTGGCACAAGCTCCGCGCCTACAAACGCCTCAAGCGCAAGATCCAGGAAGCCATCTGGTTTAACCCCATACCTTTGCCCCTGACCCATGGTGCCGCGGGAGATCCGCGGACGGGACGTGCATGTTCACACCTCATGAAACAGGCAGGAGCAACCCCCCTATGACAAACAAAACCCGCACCCAACTCCGCACCGGCCTCCTCCTGTTGGCCGCGTTCGCCATCTACACCGCCCTCGGCCTCGCCCTCATATTCCCATGAACAAATTCCCCAAAGACTTCCCCACGGCGCCGACGAGCATCCAACTCGCCGAGCTCTATGACAAAGCCGCCAAGCGCATCAAGAAGCTCGAAGAAGCCCTTAAACTCTGCGCCCCACTAACCCAACGCGCCATCGACGCCCGCAGCGAAGCCCTCGACCCCGACTTGCAATGAAACACACCAGCTCACCCCTCCGGCACTACAAGCAGAAGCTCGGTCTCACCACCACCACCTTCCGCAAATGGCGCCGCACCACCATGCGCGGCCGCCGCACCACCCCCGGCACCGCCGCCACCAACTTCCACGGCCGCGCCCGCGTCAAACGCCTCCGCCTCCGCAAACTCCAACGCCAAGCCCGCCAGGTAGGGCGGGGCCTCCGGACCCGCCGCCACTGACCCTCTCAAATCTCAAATCTCCAATCTCCAATCCACCATGACCCTCCTCACCCTCAGCCACCAAATCCTCAAGCAGAAGATCCACGATCTCCTCCGCGCCAACCCCGCCATCACCAAGCGAGACCTGTCCGACCAACTCGGCGTCACCTACGCGTCCCTGCAAGCCTTCCTCAAGAAAGCCGGCATCACCATCGAGCGCCCCCGCCGCAACCGCCTCAAAGCCCCCCAGCTCAACTCCCGCGCCTTCCGCGTCCTCGGCTACCTCATCAACCACCCCCACAGCACCCTTCAACACGTCGCCGACCAATTCCACGTCACCCGCGAATACGTCAGCCAGATCGAAGTCAAAGCCAAAGCCGCCGGCATCATCCGCTGACCCCCTGAAATCTCAAATTTCAAATCTCCAATCCCTAATCCCATGACCCCTGACAACTCCACACAGATTCCGCTTTGGAGCCACGAAGCCGAAGCCTCCCTCATCAGCAGTGTCCTCAATGGCGGCCAGCCCACCCTCGACGCCGCCCTCGAGCTCGTCCAGGACGACTGGTTCTTCGCCCCGGTCAATAAAACCGCCTGGCTCCTCCTCAAAGACATCGCCCACAAACGCCAACCCCTCGACCTCCTCACCTACACCGAAGCCTGGCGCCAATCCGGCGAGCTGCACAAGATCGAAGGCGGCCCCGGCTACATCACCAGCGAATACACCCGCATCGCCGGCAACCTCACCCATTGGGCCGACCAACTCCGCGACTACTGGCGCCGCCGCGAGATCCACCGCATCGGCCTCGAGCTCGTCCTCGAGAGCCGCAACTTCCAACGCCCCACCGACGACATCCTCGACGCCAGCGAAAAAATGCTCCTCGACCTCCGCCTCGAGACCAAGCAATCCGGCCTCGTCCACTGCGCCGACGCCGTCATGGAAGCCGCGGCCCGCATCGAACTCGCCCACAAAAAGCGCGGCAAACCTGTCGGCCTTGCCACTGGATTTGCCGACCTCGACCGCATGACCGGCGGCCTCAAGCCCGGCCAGCTCATCATCATCGCCGCCCGCCCGTCCATGGGCAAATCCGCCCTCGGCGCCAACATCGCCGAGCACATCTGCCTCCACGACCAAGTCCCCGTCGCCTTCTTCAGTCTTGAAATGTCCGGCGTCGACATCATGGAACGCGTCCTCTGCACGCAGAGCAAAGTCAAACTTCAACGCGTCCGCGACGGCTTCATGTCCAAAGAAGAGATGGCCACCCTCGGCCGCACCGTCGGCGAAGTCACCGCCGCGCCATTCTACCTCGACGACACTCCGGCCCTCAGCATCGCCGCCTTCCGCGCCCGCGCCCGCCGCGCCGTGGCCAAACACGGCGTTAAACTCCTCATCGTCGACTACCTCCAGATCATGAAAGGCGCCAGCAAACGCGCCGCCTTGGACCGCCGCCTTGAGATCGACGAAATCAGCTCCGGCCTCAAAGCCACCGCCAAAGAACTAGGCGTCCCCGTCATCGCATTGTCCCAACTCAACCGCGACGCCGAAGAACGCGCCGAACCCAAGCTCAGCCACCTCCGCGAGAGCGGCAGCATCGAACAAGACGCCGACGTCGTCGCCTTACTGCACAGGCCCGAGCGAGTAAGTCATAAAGAAGAAGACAAAGGCAAAGCCGTCCTGATCCTCGCCAAACAACGCAACGGCCCCGTCGGCAGAATCGAAATGCACTTCGACGCCGAGATCACCCAATTCCGCAGCAGCACCGAGAAACTCTACTCCAACAAGAAAGAAGAACGCCAAACCACGTCCTACAAACCCAACAACTTCAACGACACCGACGGAGCCTAACCATGAGCCACCAAGAAAAGATCGAAAGAATCAACGCCCAGCTCAACACCAGCGAGACCTGGGCCAGACGCTGGCAAGTTGAGCGCGAGCACAACGAACGCCTCCTCAAACAAGCCAGCATGGTCCGCGAAGGCGTCCGCCAACTCCGCCTCAAAGCCATCGAACGCTACAACCACAACAAGGGCTACGCCGAACTCGCCCGCGCCGGCGAAGGCTTCGGCAGCGCCGAACAGCACGAACGCGTCTGCACCATTCAGACCGGCGTAGTCCGCGCCCTCGACGACGTCCTCCAACTCTTCGACCAAATCGAACACATCGAATGAAAACCAAACGCCAACCGCCCACCGCCGCGGAACACAACCGCCTCCAGCGCGAACTGTCCGCCTGGCGTCAATGCGCCAACCAGCTCCTGCAAGAACTCATCGCCGAGCGCATCAACACCACCTGGCGCTGGCGCAGCCCCGGCATCAAGCAATACGACCGCCTTTCCTCCCGCACCCGCATTCCCTGGCCCGCCCCCTAGACGACGTCCTCCAACTCTTCGACCAAATAGACCGGGCGGACTAACCGCCCGGAGTTTTTAGTCTTCAGTCTTCAGTATTCAGCATGAAACCAAAACCAAAACCCAAGCCGCCCACCGCGGCGCAATACAAACGACTCCAGCGCGAAGCGTCCGACTGGCGCGAATGTGCATGGATGCTGTTAGGGCAACTCATGGGCACCGGCGCCGACACCCGCACAAGCGGAGCCTGCACCTATTACGAGCACCTCACCCGCACCACCAGCGTCCCGTGGCCCAAAAACCACCCCCACGGCTACAAACCCAAACCTCTGCCAACTGCCAACTGAAAACTGCCAACTCTACTCTTATGTCATACATCCCAAAACCCGACACCTGGACCCTATTCCCGAACAAATTCAAAAAAGACGGCAACCATCCCGACTTCAGCGGCACCGCCTTGTTGACCTTACCCGACGGCACCCAGGCCGAATACAAACTCACCGCCTGGAAACGCGTGACGAAAACCGACGTCAAATTCATCGGCGGCTTCATCAAAATCAAAGAACCCCAAAAAGAACTCCTCCCCGAACCCGAAGCCGGGGCAGGGGAGAACCCGTGGTAGGGCGGGGCCTCCGGACCCGCCGCACTCG